GGGTTCTTTGGTAAGTGGATGGTCGGATATGCCCGCCAGTTCTTCATGAACAGCGGGCGGATTCGCTTCTATTGGAGCGACTCATCATTTTCGGGGGTAATCGAGACTGCAGATACGTTTGTGTTCCCGGTAGGAGAATGGTTCCACCTTGCGTTCACCCGCGTAGGTGATGTTGGGACAATCTACGTCAACGGGAGCGTTGCTGCGCAGGGCAGCTTCCCTGCTGCATACGACATTACCATTGACCGCATCGGAAGCAACGACATTAATGGAGCGTTCGATGGGTATTGGGATGAGATTCGCATCTGGAATACCGGACGGTCGCAGGCACAGATCAACCGCTATCGGTTCATTGATCTCCCGGACACAACCCCGAACCTTCGGCGCTACTTCCCGTTTGATTTGGATTCCACAGATCAGGGAGAAGATGACAGCGGGATCATCGGAACAGGGTCGTCGTTCTTTCGCGTTACGGACCTTATCACGCCTGTTGCTGTGTCGCACCGTGGAACAGTTCGCACCGTTACCACTGGGTATGAGGATGTAGGCGGGGCGTGGGCACTTCGTTCTATCGAAGATGCTGTTGTTCCTCCACACACTCGGCATGTACGGGTAAGCTTCGATCATGCATCTGTTGTAGGCACACCTGAAGGCACCCGCGTCGACGGATTCTTCGGATGGTTCAACGACGCTGCCAACACAAAGCCGTATCCAAATCTGAACATTGGAGCCGACACCTCTTGGTGGACGCGCGGAGGTATGGTAACATCAGGCAACAGCAATCGTATCTTCAATGTGATCATCGACGAGCCTCGCGCCGTTGAAGGCTGGTTCCACGGCGGGCTGATCACATTCTACAGCGGCGACAATGTGGGATCGTCCATGGAAATCAAGCGGTGGACAGCCGCAAGTGGGCAGGTCGAACTGTTCTTGTCCCTGCCGTATCCAATCATGCCCGGTGACCTCTTCACCATTTACCCCGGATGCGACAAGAGCCGTGTCTGCTGTACAGCCCTCTTCGACAACATCGTTCAGTTCTTCGGCACACCGGATGTTCCGGGAGAAGACGAACTGTTCCGCTACCCGGACGCAAAGTAATGATCATCACACCTGACGACATCGTGACATATGCCCGCACTTGGATCGGGGCCAAGTGGCGGCATCAGGGCCGCGGACATGGCCCTGATCGTGGTATCGATTGCGCCGGACTTCTGGTGCGCACTGCCCAGAACTTCGCCCTTCCATGTGAGGATTTGCAGGGATACCGCCGCGATCCTTCCATTCAGTTCGTTCGGCAGATCAACACATTCACGATCAAGCATAACATTCCAATCCATGGTGCAATCGGAATCTTCAATGACACTGTGCAGCCATGCCACACAGGCATTTTTGCGGTCGATCCAATCACCGGGCGCGTCACCGTAATCCACGCAGAGTCCATGCCCAAGCGTCGTGTCCATGAACAGGATTACTCGGAAAGCATCCCATCGCTCAAGGACCGTCTTGTGTCCATCCGCCTCTTTAAGGGAGTAGACTATGTCCTCTAGTATTGGTCGCATTGCCCTTGGCGTCGTCGGGGCGCTCATCGGGACACCGTTTGGTTTTCCGGCTATCGGTTTCTCTATCGGCTCTGCCATTGGTGGGGCGCTCTTCGCTCCTGATGGTCCGAAGACGGAAGGACCACGCCTCGGCGATACGAACGTCTCTGCATCAAGTCTCGGAAAGGTCATCGCTGAACACTATGGGGTAACTCGGTCTTCCGGGAACATGATTTGGTCCGCAGGACTCAAGGAAGTAAAGGTCACTGAAAAGCAGGGCGGAGGCAAGGGCGGCGGCGGCGGCGCGACCAACACCACCTATGAATACTACGCATCGTTCGCAACAGTGTTCGGGCGTGGACCCGGAACTGAGGTTCGGAAGATTTGGGCTGACGGGAAGATCATCTACGATGCGACCGGAGAAAGTGAAACCAATAACGAGAAGTATCGGTTCCGGTTCTACTCAGGTGGCCCCAATCAGGTAATCGATCCGCTCATTCAGGAATCTGTTAACCGGCGTCTCGCTGGACTTCCGGATGTCAACGAAGGCAATCAGGAACAGGCGGACTACCAGTCGATCTCTGATGTCATCTCGGCGTCCTACGCATCAGGCGACGCCCGTGCCGCACTCTACGGTGATCTTCTCACCATACGCAAGGCAGCGGCAGAGGCGGTGGGAGGCGTGCCGAACTACCGGTTCACCCCTGCATACCGCGGGCTGTGCTTCATCCTGTTCGACGACATGCCGTTGGCGGATTTCGGAAATCGCATTCCAAACCTCACGGCTGAAATCGTATGGGATGGTGCGACTGCAAACAACGGGGCAACAGCACCGGGAGAAATACCCACCATCACAGGAACTGCAGTGACCGAGATCAGCAATCTTGCTGTTCCCAGCGGGCTTATGGCGATTGACTACAACAATGAGAAGCTGTTCGGAATCTCTGGGAACGTAATGCGCCGGTTCGGCTCTGACAGCAATGCAGAAGACCGTCAGGCGACTATCGGGTCACCAACCCCTACTTTTCTGTCTGGGGCACCTACTTCCGTAGAAGAGTATGGAATCACTGTCGACCGTCTGCTTGCAGTCGGGTCGGAGGGCACAGTGTATGCTGGGGCGACGCTGGCCTACATCAACTCTTTCGGTGCAACCATCTCGACCAAGTCGCTCTTGGCCCTGTCTGGGACTGGCCTCACGATCCTTGGTCCTTCCATCGATCCTATTCTCCCGTCCTCCACGCTCAGTTTTGGGACGCACTTGCGTATGTCCGGATCACTCCCCGCAAGCCTTATTTTTGGCGGAGCTGGTGGTACAACTGGCGAGCATATGGCGTTTGTCGACACCGCAGACACAATCCACATCATGCGTCTGAATAGTGGCGCGCTGCAGGCGTCGACGAGCATCACATCCGCAGTGGATGGAACGCACACAAACAACGGTCCTATGGTCGCTGGGGCGTCTATCTCTTCGGGGGTGACCCAGTTCTTCCACTGCGCATACGCAGGCAACCGGGTAAAGATCGTTCGTTACGAAGTGACCAACAACGCTATTAAGAATGGGTGGCTCTCTTCCGATACCGAAGAGATCATTGTGGTAGAGAAGAAGTCCAGCTTACTCACACTGGCACTTCCCAGCAACATCAACCGGGTGTCTGCACTCGTGTGGAACAGCACCACAGATGACCTGATCATGATCGCGCCACTCAATAGCGGCAGCACCGCAGTTCTGCGTGTGGATGAAGACCTGACTGTTGACTATCTTGAGGAAATCGCTGCAGCAGGTCCTCTGGAAACCAGCGGCCTGTCTCGGTCAGACACGTCAAACGGAACACTGTCATACGCCTCAGCGCGTGATATTATTGCCATCAGTGTTGCTGATGGGACACACATTCGGTATGCCAACGCCCTCTCCGCCAATGCAAGCTCTGCAGCGCAGTTCTACAACGGAACCAATGGAAGTCTTCTTCTTTGGGAAGGGGATACTCCATACATCTACCGTGTCGGTCGGTCCAGTGGGGCCAGCCGTGGGCATGACATCGCTGACCTTCTCCCTCGCGTTATTCAGGACGTCTGCGAACGTGCAGGCATGCTTCCTGACGAGTTCGATGTTTCGGGACTGTCAGATTTCGCCGTTCGTGGATACAGCATCAGCCGCCCTTCGACGGGACGTCAGGTCATGGAGAATCTTCTTCAGGCCTACTTTGCTGATGGCATCGAGACAGACTGGAAGGTGGTATTCGCCGACCGGGATACGAATTCCGTGCGCACCATTGATGAGGTAGAGCTTGGGGAGATCGGGGGTCCTACGGGTACGGTAAACTGGCTTGAGAGTCGCACACCTGAATACGAGATTCCGGCAGAGATCAACATTAACTATTCTGATCCCATGCGCGACTACCAGACAGGAACGGCGCACAAGAAGCGTATCAGCAACCCGATCCCTTCGATGTATTCTGACAACACGCAGAACATTGAGCTTCCTATGGTTCTCCGGGATTCCGAAGCGATGGATATTGCAGAGCGCCTTCTGTATCTTAGCTGGATGAGCCGCGACCGCTCTAAGGCGATGCTCAACTGGACACATGCCGACCTCGATCCGGGCGACGTAATCTCTGTCCGGTTTAAGGATGGGCGGGTCATCACAGACCGTATTGCCAAGGCAACAATCGGGGCTAACCTCGCAATCGAAATTGAAAGTGCTCGCTCTGGCGACCCTGTATATGTGTCCGCACCGCAGACCATCATTCCGACAGGCAGCATCCCGAGCAACAATATCTCGACACCGGTAAACAGCCGTGTATTCGTTCTCGATATTCCGCTTATCTATGACTACCATGATACGGGGCGCAGCGCGTCTCGGTTCTACACGGCGGTAGGGGCGGACTCGGATAAGTGGCGTTCTGCCACCATCTACGGATCGTGGGACAACGGCACGTTCTTGTCGTTCGCTAACGCGGCAGTAGATGCAACGTGGGGCACAACTACAACCAAGGTGCAGCCGCCGCGCTCACTCTGGACCACAGATCGCGACAGTGAAATTCGGGTTGCGCTCTCCATTGATAATGGTGACCTCGTATCGATTACACGCGAGCAGTTGATCAATGGCTTGAACCGCGCCCTGATCTGGAACCCCGGCACAGGCGTTGGGGAAATCATCCAGTTTCAGAACGTGGCTATCGAAGGCACAACGTATGTCCTGACTGACCTTGTTCGCGGCCTCCGTGGCACAGAGTATGCTGTGGATAAGCACTCCAATGGAGCCTACTTCATCCTTCTGCAGGACTCGGTTCTCACCCTCAGCGACAACGAACTCTCTCGCATCGGAACCACTGGATACTTCAAGGCTGTATCCGCTGGTCAGCTCATTTCTGCAGTAGGATCATCCACCACAACTTTCCGGGGCAACGACCTCAAGCCGTGGGCACCGTCACGTGTTCGCCGCACCGATGACGGCACAGACATCACTGTAACGTGGAACCGCCGCACACGCGTCGGGGGTGCATGGAACATGCTCACCACCTACGAGACGGTAGCGCTCAGCGAGGACTTTGAACAGTATGAAGTCTACCTGCTTCCTGTAGGTGACGCCGCTCAGGATGCCTTCGATCCCTCGAACCCCAGCACATACCACACGATGACATCGGTCACTGGTGGAGCCTCTTGCGTGTTCAGCGGGGCTGTTTTGGCAGCGCATGGATACACGGTCGACGATACCATCAACGTCGCCCTTTACCAGATCAGCGGACAGGTTGGTCGTGGGTTTGCGCGCATCGGCGGGCTTGCCCCGTAATGTCACTTTACTTGACATCCAAGCTCTAATGTAATAAAAACTTACAACATAGATAGGGAGAGCATTCGATGCCTCTGGGAAAGTCCCCCATCCTTCAG